TTCTGGAACCGTTTCATCAAACATCGATGGCGCACCGGCAGCAGCAAGACGAGCTTCTTCTTCCTGCATTGCCTGACCCATGCGAGCGGCATCGCTCATGGTGGCCTGTCTAACCTGTTCGGGTGTTAGTGCGGAAACAAGGCCCTGTTCTTCACGGCGGCGCATCTCGCCAATGGTTGCCGATTGATTTACAGCTTTAGCAAGTTGAGCGGTTGATCCAACAGCCGCAACAGCTTCAACAGCTTGTACTGGCTTTGCAGAAGCCTCGTCAAGCACCTCAAAAGGTTGATTCGGATCGAATGGCATAATTATTGAGCAACCTCAACGTAAGTGTCGGTCGATTCGTCTAACTGATAGATTTTTCCACCTTGCCTGACGCGCTTTGGCTTTTGAGGCGTGGAAGTTTTTGGCTGACCTTCAATTTTCAAAACCTCCTGTTCTCCGATGATTCCAAGCGGAGATTTCATTCGATCTTTTGCGTCTAGGAAAAGCGAGCGAATCTCTGAAAGCGCCTGTTTCACCTGATCTGGGCTAGAAGTCAAAAAGCTCTGATTGATCAGCTCTTTGGCTCTTCGAGCATCAGCGTCTGTAAGTCGTCCGGTTTCAGAAAGAAGACCTCTTGCAACCAGTGGCGTCAAAGCACCAAGAGTGCGATTTAGTTTTGTCTGAGATGGGTTTAAGCCAAGTCCAACTTTTGCGCCTCCGATTGCTTGTCCAGCTTGTCGTAAGGCCCCAGGAATACTGAACGCTTCGTCAATATCCTTCGGGTTCACGCTATCAATCAAATCAACAGCAGTGTTTGCTGATTTGATTCCGTTAAAGAGTTGAGTCTGAACTGCCTGCGGCAACGCTTTCTTAAACTCAAAATCTCCAGAAGGACCAACAATAATGTCCTGACCACTCTTAGCTGCCGCAGCTTTCAGAATCTGAAACTTAGCATCCTTCTGGTCTTCAGCAGATTGCTGCCAATCAGCAAGTGCAGCGGTCAATGGAGACTTTTGCGCTTGTTTTGCACGCATTGTCTGAATTGCTTGAAGTTCAATTTCAGGAGCAAGTCCAAGCGCCCTAATTGAATCTTCACTTGCAAGACCTGCAACCGAAGAAATTTTAGCAGCCTTTCCGAGCTGCTCTTCTTCTGTGCGCTTTTTAGCAATTAACGCATCATCAATGACGTACTTTCCATCAGCGGTGCGCGTTAATGCGTTGTATTTTCTGGCTTCGGCAATTCTGGACCTTTCAAGCTCATCGGTAAAAGCAGCAAGCTTCGCCTGCTCTTTGATAAGTTTTGCGCGAGCAGAGTATGGCTCCAAACCGTTGATTATCTGAGTCGCCTGCTGGTTGAACTGTTTTGACCTAAATCTAGGAAGAGCTGGCATCGCGCCATTTTCAGTGGCGTTGTTCAAAAAATCAGACACCTGCTGGTTGAAGCTCTGAAAAGCGTCGTATTCCAGATTCTGAGCCTCCGACTCTGCAAGCGCATCCGCATACGCCTTCGACTGGATCTTGTTCTGAAGATCATACTGACGCTGACGCATCAACTGATCCGCAGTCTGCATCTGCAACTGCTCCATCATGCGCTGCTGCGTCTGCGCGCGGTCAAACAGCGATGCGCCTAGCTGAAATGCTTGAAGAGTTTCGTCGGCCATAAGATTTAGAGTCCGAAATTGGACGAGCTGTATTCTGGGAATAGGCTGGTAGATTGCGGCCCTATTTCAGAGGTGTTTGTTCTAGGGAAAGAATAAAGCTCAGGATCGTTCTGAGGATTGTAAGACGACCTTAGGCCTCCCTGCATTCCCATCAACCCTCGCTGGGTGTAAGCCCCGCCAGCGAATCCACCGGCAGAAGAAATCGCGCTTCCGATAGCAGCCATCGTAGGATCAGGCATCGCAGCCACTTGAGCAGCTTGCAAGTCACGGTTGTACTGCTGCTGATTTTGCTGCTGCAAAGCTCCAATTCGCTGAGACGGAGTGATGAACATGCTGCTTACCGAGAACGGTTGAGCCATTCCAAACGCCCGTTGTTGCTGGATGAAGTTCTGAGCTTGCGCCAGACCTTGGTTCTGGATCTGCATCGATGTCAGACCAAAGTCGCGAGCTGACAATGCTCGGCCCATTCCGCTTCCAGCGCCAAACCCTCCGCCAAGCGCGCGTCCAGCGGCGGAGCGTTGAAGCTGAGATGCAACATCTTGAGAAACCTCGCCGCGCAAAGCTGACCCAATGTTCTTACCAGCCTGTTGAATCAACTGGTCATAACCAGGAATCGCACGACGAAGCTGAGCTTCAAGTTGTGACTGCTCGGCGGCGGTAGTCTTTTGAGCGAGTTCCGTGGCAGGTTGAAGCGCTTCGATGTTCTGCTGAATCGCTTGCTTCTGCTCAGCTTGAAAATCAATCGGCTTAAATGCTGGAACTTTTGGCTTGCTGCCCTTGCTCAGCAATCCGCCAAGCAAGCTCGTTCCGCCAAGGATTGCCGCACCACCTAGAATAGCTCCCATAAATTAAAATACCTCCTTCACAAGACGATTGCCGTTCTCAATCGAGAACACCTTCTCAGGTTCGTGACGTTGGATGTTCATGGTTACCAAACGTGCAGCTTTTTCCTCTGGAAAAGCTCGCTCGTTCTGGAAGCAATGAACCCACACCCGACGCAAAGTATCCAACTTAAAAAGTTCTCCCTCGTCGATTGTCATCACGCTGTTTGATGATGCCCAATCATCCGCGTACTGCCTAAGCATCTGGACGGACGGGAGATGAACCTCGTAACCGAATCGCTCGGTGCATTCTTTTGCCGACGCTTCAGCATCCTTCTTGACGTATACCTTGATGGAATCGTGAACGACAGCTTTCGGAAGATATCCATAGGTAGAGCAATCGGCGACGTACTTGTAGCGCATCCGATACTTCTCAATCGACCGCTTCCAATCAGGATCAGTTGCACCCTGCTCATGTAGGCCAAGGCAATCGGCTTCCAATGAGAAAAGGACCGACATGAATGCCGATCCGAATCGGGGCAGACCGCAGATTTGGAAGAGTTTACCGTTCATTTTTTACGCACAAAGAAGTCCAAGCCGCAGTTCGCGCCAGAACAAAGATGGCCGACTCGGAGCCGGGAATCATCGCCAGCTCACTGCAAATTACTGCGGTGTAAAGAGCCGCATTTGGGTAAACATCCTTTCCAGCTTCCTTCATCCATCCATGAAGCTGATTGATGCGGTTGTTTGCGTCTTCAAAATCCGTCGCGATAACCTCGCGCACCTGACTCCATGCCGGATCGATTCGATCCTTGAAGAACGAATTGCCGAAGCCGGGAATCTTCATGCCAGCTTCAATGGCCGACTTCAACGCTCGCTCATCGAATCGTTCGTAAACGAATCGAGCAGGACTAATTGGGCCGTGAGCATCGCCCAAAGTCAGGATTGCCGAAGCGATTCCATTGGTAAGCTGCGCGCTTCCAAAGAAGGCATTCACAGCAGCACCGGAACTCGCGTTCTGATTGTTCCGAGCCGCCATGTCATGCGCGTCAAAGACAGCCTGAAGCAACTCCAGTTTTTTCGGAGTCGCATCAGCCAGCGCAAAGTCGATGTTGAGGTTCAGAACCATTGCGAGAATCCACCGCCGTTTAATCCTACACCGACCATGCGTATCGTTGCGACAGCGTCACCCAGATACTGCATCGTCTGCTCCTGCACAGCTTGAACCGCTTTGGCTTCGTAGGCCACTGCTTCCTGAATCAAATCGTTCTCTTCCTTTCGAATCGCCATGACCATCAGCTTGATGGCGTCAGCGCACGGAGGAATAAGGTAGTCATTCACGCTCGTCGCGTTGATATGACGCATCTTCGCCATCACCGTTACCGGCTTGTCCTCCTCGTTGTTGCAACGATCAGCGAGGTAGCTGCGACGATACTGCGGCAAAGTTTCATCAGGGTCGTAAACTGCCAGATCCGTTTCCAGAGCAGTCGTCGCATCGTACTCGTACAAGCGGCTGACCGTGTTCGTGGCTTCGCGAATGACGCCGGTCAGAGTGGTGAACTTCTTGGTCGATTGAGTGTACGGCAAAGCAAGCGTCAGTTTCTCGCCGTCGATCCAGACTCCGCCGGATTGCGTTCGAATCCATTGACCGTTTTGATCAACACCTTGCAGCGTAATGGTTTTGCCGACATCCGAAGCGTCGCCAGGGTAGACTCGAAGGTAGCTGTTAGTACCGCCAGACATGTCGCGGTAAGAAACCACAGTGCCACGATCAATAAGCTGCTTCCCAACGCACACTTGATTGCCATTGAGAAGTCCATATCCGGTTTCCTGAAACTCGAACCATTGATTGCGAACCGTTCCGACTCCGCAGCAATCGGCTACAGCTTCGATGGTTTCGATCTGTCGCGGCCAAGTGATGCAGCCACCTACGGTGTGAATCGTGAAGCGTCCGTACGCTCCAGCCCACAACCCTTTGTGTAGAAGCCTTCGACACGCCTGATTGATGTAATCATAAACGCGCTGATCATCGACACATGTGCCGATGACCCGAGCGATTGTGGAGCGAATGTCCTGAACGATTAGCTTCATTTGGTGTAATAGACTCGGGCAGTTCGCTTGATGAAGTAAACACCGTAGAACGGCGGCAGGTTGTTGTGGCCAACAGCATTCTGGCTGTCATTACCAGTCTTGTCGGAGGTTGTGGTTCCGATATCTCCGGTCGTAATGCTCGGGCCAGCACCGCCGCCACCGCTTCCGGCAGCACCTTGGAGGATTTGCGTCGGGTACGATCCGAGTCCACTCCATGACTTGTTAACGAGGTAATAATCGTCGTTTGCAGGCGCAATCAGTTGAGCGACACCGTGAGTGTGTTCGTTGAATGCAGTTTCGGGAACTGTCAGCGTGTGCTTGTCCTCGCCAACAACAGAGGTAGACGTAGTCGTACCCTGAACGGCAACTGCACCGCTTCCGGCGAAAGCTCCAACGCCAACCGGGAATCGGGCATCAAAAGCCGTATCAATCTCCCACATCGCGCCAGAATACGGATTACCAGCATAAGCGGTTCCATCGCCGCCGTCGTAAGAAAGAACATCCGTCGTGGTTCCAACAAAAATGCGACGCTCGGAACTTCCGGCCGCAACCGGATTTTGGCGCGTCCAATAACCTCCATTGAACACCCACCAGAAACCGTTGTTATCCAGCCACGGATAAATCTGATTGTTCAGTGCAGGAGTCGTCGAACCAAAGTTGAAGAACGAGTTTCCAATCGCACTGTTGAACGTCGCCTGAGTGCCACCAATGATGTCGTTAGCCAACTGCTGGTAGTTGGACGGACAATATCCAACCGGAAGGCTTGGAGCGGTAAGCGTGATGAGCGTTAGATTTGGCATACTATTCCGATGTGTAGAAGAGTGGGTTTATGTCGCAGGCTTCAAGAACCTTGCATCCTTGGAAAGTCCGGCACTCGCCGACCGCAGATTCCTGAACGTCGTAAGCGTGAACTCGAATGCTCTTGATGCGGCAATAGCCTGTAATTGTCAGACTCATCTGCACTTCGTACAGATTCCGAGTCGGAGTGCTGATCGTGGAATTACACGGGATATCCGCAGGTGTCGGCAACCGCATCTTTGGCCGATATTGCGGCTGAAAGTTGGTAAGCGGACACAATCCGGTTACACACTGATCAACAATCGCGCACTCGGACCAATCCGCCCATTCAAGCCATCCGGGATATTGGTCTGGTCGGTACTCGACATTGAACGAGACATTTCCTTCAAGCGAATCGATGAAGATGTCGCCCGAATCAAGTCGCTTCAATCCGAACGGAAGCTCGAAGTTGTATGCGCGAGTCTGAACCAGCCACCTAATCTCCTTCTTAGGATCGGACAGATTTGAATCAAACTTGTTGGACTTGGTGATTTCCCAAATCTGAATTGAACCGTCCGATCCGCGAGCGATTGAAAAGCATCTGTCGCCGTAAGCGTTCTCGGTCTTAACGATCTGCAACACGTTGAGTCCGGTCCAGATTCCAGCCCAAGCAGGAGGAAACTTTTTCCGCATCGACGTAATCAGATCAAAGTCGAGAACCATCAATGCCTGATGCGTGACACCATCGGCCCTATACCGAGGTTGGCCAGTCATCAGCAGTCGATTGTCGAACACGACGGCAGAGCTGGCCCACAGCAAGTTTGTCTGATCGTTGTCTGTGATGTTCAGGATTTCGTTGCTGATGGGTGTAT